CTTCTATGTCTGCCTGTTTTGCAATTTGTGTTTCAGGCATCGACAATCTTGACTTTTTATATAAATCAAGAATTCTATCTATCTCTTTCGCTTTGTTAACATCATTAGACTCTACCCATCCTATTAGTGTTGCAGGTTTTCCTGTAACTGGGGAATCATATGACGATTCTGTAGAAATGAATACTGAGTCAGACTCATCACAATAAAAAATGTTTTCGGTAACAATCTCTGCTGCCATTCCTTTAAACACTAGCTGTCCATTTCTTTTTGATATTGATACGATATTGCAGAGTTCGTTTGCTGGCGAATCTACAATTGACAACTCCATTAGGGAGTAGTCCTTAATAAATCTTATAGTCTTTCCTGTTGCCTTATTGACCTCGTTGTCAGAATCAATAATTTTTCCGCCAATAGAAAATCCTTGTAGTGTTCCATCAAGAATCTTTTCCCAGGTGTCTTGAGCTCCCTTTGAAATATATGCATCTACATAAACTCCATTGTAAAACTCTTTTGACTTTGGGTCATAGTATGCTTCTGGTTTAAAAGAAACTACTTTGCCCACCGCAACTGGTTGATGCATCTCTCGTAGGTTTCCACGGAAACTTTCGAATGCTTTAATGCTTGCCTCAGAGGTGACTACGTCGCCAGTCTGATCAAGATTATCAAGCGTTGCAAAACCTGAAACTGTCCGTTTTTCACGGTTAACTTTAGTAAATGGCACGGACAACGTGATGTTGTCGCCATGCGAAGACCAAAGAGATTTCTCAATATTCATATGCTTAATTTTATAACGTTATTGTATATAAGGCAAATAATCAGTTGAGTAGGGTTAGTCGACTTGTCTTCCCTCGCCCTGCGGATTTCTTGCCTCGCCAGAAATATCGGGGGAATTTGCAGACCTCTCAGAATCTCTATTTCTAGTCTTTCCTGCCTGTGCCCTAATTTCTGCCTGACCCTGTGCCTTTAATTCAACAACCTTATCGCCACCCTCAAGAGGGACCATGCCCATTCTAATTCTTATTTCATTTGGGGTAACAACCTGCATCCTTAAATATCTCTCATCAATTTTAGACTGTGTGTCCTCATCGGTCAAGGTAAGCTCATTGAATTTAAGAAGTAGGGCATCTGTCATTTCTGCAATTAATTTATTTAATTTCTTTTCTAAATTCATTTGTGCAGGATGACATACCTGCTCTCTAAATGTTTTATCGGCATCTCGTGCCACCGCTAAATTGACACCCTCTGGGGTTCCAATTTTATTAATTGGCACACGGTGAGATAATAGAATTTCATCTCTATTAGATTTACGATATACGTTAAATGAAGATTCCTGAGTGCCTGCCTCAATTGGCTCCATCTTAAATTCAACCTTAGATTCTGATGAATCTGGTGGAAGTGGAATATATAGGGACCTATGGTTCTTGCCTCTTAGTCCCACCTGGAAGAACTCAAGAAGCTTACGCTCAGACTCTGTAGATAATTTAGCACCCTTCACCGTAATGATGTATCTTGGTACCGCTTTATTCTCAAAGTAATCTAGGTTGTACTTGCCAGCAAACTCGTTTCCAGCCATAGCGTTTGAAGACGCTACAATGTCGGCAATGCCGTAATAGTTATTTGTAGGAGTATATTTCTTTAGATGAATAATTTCATTAGGCCTGTCCAGTCCGCCTGCAATTGGATTAGGTGTTTCCTGATCTCCGAAGTTACGGAAGAATACTGCCTTGCCGTACAGCAGTTGAACAAATCCGTCACGCAATCTGCGTACACGCATTGTCTTTGCAGGTATATGGCCTAGATATCCTATCTTGCCAGAGGTGGTTCTACCAACCTCTAAGTAACCATTTCCTGTTGCCTCAACGTCTGTATAGGCTTTAATTAATGTTTCGGTAAATGTTTCCTCTTCGTTGCAATCTTCTAGCCAATCGTTTAAATCTTGACGTAATCTGTTTAATTTTCTACGTGCACGGTCTAACTGTTTTTCATCTGTAATGTTGTCAAAAGCTTCTTGTGTTTTGCGTGTCTCTACAAAATCATATCCGAGACCTACAATGTTTGAGACCTTAGCATTAATTGCTGCATAGTTGTATGGAGAAATTTCGTAAATAGTAGAAAGATAATCTAGATTATATGGGGGCTCAATAAGGTCAAACATGGCATAGCCAGTAATTGCTTGTGCCAAGAGGTTCTGTTGTGTTTCAGCACCGTCGGTTCCCTGAAATCTTTTTTGCAAATCTCTATTCATCTTTCGACGGAATGCAGGACTTAGCCCTGATATCTTAGTAAGTTCATCTCCGCTTACCTTAAATGTGTCTGTACTAGTTTGCTCAGATATGGTGTTAAATCTCATCCAATCTGTTAAATTAGATATTGCTATATCCCTTGAGCTTTCCTCTTCTAAATTCTCAACCATTGTTACCTGCCCTTAATCTTTTCATGTCATCCTTATAAGAACCAATATCTAAAGGATCGGGAACTAGTCCCCATTTAAGCCTTTGCTGTTGCTCTTCGTACTCTTCATCTGTAATTTTTCGTCTTGCTGAAAGAAATTTAGGCCCGCCCTCATATATGCCGTATGAGCGAACCTCTCTAGCCAAAGCATCGATTTTGGATCTATTTCCTTTTTTGGACGTGACCGAAAGATAATTCCCATCATCATCTCCTATCCACCTTCCGTCTGGCATCTCCCAGACATAGATACCCAGAGGTGATTCTTCTACAAAACTTGTTTTAGCCTTATCTATATTCATACCAGTTTATTTTACCATTCTTTATGGTCTAAGTCCAGCTTTTTGTCAGGGCAATGTACAAGATTATGTACTTTGTAGCACTATCCAGTCATTATTAAAGGCAATAATGTCAGATACTGTCAGGTCAAATTCAGGTTCCGTTAGGGTTGACACCGCTCTTCCAATATATAGCTCGTAATGAGTTTCTACAATATCAGAGGTTAACTCTTTACCGTAGGTAGCAATGTTTTTATATAGATTACTTGGCCCCCCTGAAGTTTCGTAGTTTATTTGAAGGGTTCCAGTCACGGGGGTTGAAAACACTATTACAACGTGGTGAGGCTCATCTGCATTCAAATAAGAAGAAATGTTTGTTTGATTAGTTACATCTACATTATTTACATATAGCTTGGCTATATTGGCCTTAGAAACGACTCCAGAGCCGCTCCAGGACAGCCTGGTAGCAGAAGGTGCGGAAGCATAGAATAGGGTGCTAGCGGCCAACGTAAGGGGCGTAAAGACCATCTCTACAGACTTGATAGAGGACAAAGTGTTAATATTAAATCCTGCACCGCTTTTAGCCCTAATTCCATTACCGTAATTACGTGAAAGAATTGGGTAATTTAATGATCCAAGGTAATATTCGGTATTAGAGGATATCCTGTCTCCGTAGTTGTCGGCATATATATCTTTATTTGAATAAAACGTAATACAGAAAAATGATAATATGGGCAGATATTTGCTGGCGTCAGTAGTAGACATTGTTATCCTAATATGTAAATTATTACTAGAATCAAACGAGTCTTTTGTATATTGTGGAATTGGTCCCCCGTTAAAACAAGTCTGATAATTTGTTCCATCTGTACTAGATTCTACTATTACTCCTAGGTCGTTCCGCCACTCTACTTTTGATGTAACTAAATTTAATTCTGAAGGAATAGAAATAAAATCATTTATAACAAAAGTTCTAGAGGTTGTCGTTTCTGTTTCAACAAATCCAATGTGCTTATCAACCAAATCGTAATAAGTATTGTCGTCTAGCCAATAGGTCCAGGGCACATTTACTGGGTATGAATAATCAAATGCGGGTTTTAAATTAGCGTCTGACCCACTAAACAGGACGCCCTCGTCTGGAAAAACTATTTGAATTGCGGGAGACGTTAAATTTCCACTGACATAGTGTTGGGCAATTACTGTATCTGATAACCCGTATCTATATACGGCTGGAGCGTCTACTGTAAAGCTGTCTCCTACCGCAGTTGGACCTATCTGTAAATTTAAATTTGTATTGGTAAATTTAAATTTATTTAAAGATTTATTTTCTTTATTAATTCCATCTATATAGAGAATAATAGATTGTCCTGTATATTTACCTACAACGTGAATGACCTTTTTAGAATATGACAATGGGGATATTACAAAATCAGTTTGTGAAACTTTAAATACCACAT